CTTGTGCAAGTTCCATTGTGTACTCTGCTTTTAGAGCTCTGCTCTTAGCAGTTACAGTTGCTTTTTCAATTGAGAAAGCCATCTCATTGAAATCAGCACCAACGCCGTCACCAAGGGCTTCAGCAGCTGCTGTTGACATACCAGAACCTGGTGCGTAGTCAACATCATCTGGAGTACCATCGGTATCAGTTGCGAATGGATCTGCAGAAGTAGTCGCAGTGTTAGAAACACCTGAGAACGAAGTATCAGCTTCGTTGAACAATGCTTCAGTACCAGACTGTGAAGTGTAGCGAGACTTCATTGCGAAGATCAAGCCAGTTGGGCCAGACATTGGCTGAACGCCAGCAATGTCATAAGCAATAAGGTTAGGCATAGATCTACGAACTAATGAGATCAGAATTGGATCCCAGTTGTCGATACCAGAACCAGTTGCGTTAGCAGGAGCTGCTTCGTTAAGCTGGAAGTTTTGCTGGCCACGCTCTTCTGCAAGAGCCTTTTCAGTGTTTTCCAACAACGCGGCAGTTACCTGCTTGCGATAGTTGTCGCGGAATGATGGAGCTTCCTCGGCATCGAGGATAGGATTCCACTTTTCCACTAAGTTTTCAGTTTTGAACATTTTTTGTTCTCCTATTAGTTAGACTTTTTTAAGTGCATTAAGGTATGCATTCATTCTAGGAGATACTGTAGACTCTTCAGTCTCGATTGCTGTATCTTCTACAATAGGTTCTGCAACCTTGGTTTCTTTAAAGTAAGATTCTTTGATGGTTTGAACTTTATCTTCAAAAGTTTCTACATCAACAAAATCTACGTCTTCAGCCAGTGATTTTAACTTTTCAGCTTGCGCCTCAGATAAACCAACAGATGCTTCACGAATAACCTGTGCTCGGCTCAATGTTGCCACTGATTCCTTAAGGTCAATATTGTCTTGAATCTTAGCATTGAGGTTTTCTTCCAGCTCATCAATCTTAGTAGACATTTCGTCAACCAGATCAACTTTGCTTTCAGGAACATCAATGTAGTTCTCAACGAATACACCATGAAGAGCTGACATAAAGTTTTCGGCGATTTCGGTACGAAGACCGGATTCGATTGCAACTTTATTATCTTCCATCCATTGTTCTACGACGTAGTTGAGGTAGCCATCAACTTTCTCGACTAGATCGGCTTCAATTCTAGAGGTTTCTTCTGCTAATTCTTCAGCATACTGCTCTTCCAAACGCCCAACGTGCTCGCTGAGTTTTGATTTAAGAGCTGCTTCGAAAATAACAGATGCCTTATCCTTAAAGCCTTCAGACAAAGTAGCTTCAGAATCAGCTAATGCATTGAGATCTTCTTCGAAGTTATTCTCAAGAATAGCGTCTTCATCTGCTTCGACTGATTCAGCACACATTGCTTCGTATGCTTTCTTCATTTCGTCTTTCTTCATCTTTGACATCTTGTTGTACGCAGCTTGTAACATACCCGCTTTAGTCTTAGGCTCTGCAGCTTTTGCAGGTGCGGACTTCTTAATTTCCTTACCTACTTCGTCTGCAGCTTTTTCGCCATCCACTTCAGGGGCTGCTGCTGCTTCTTCCAGATCCTCGCCAGAAACTTCAACTGAATCTTCAACGAGTTCATCCTGGAGTTCATCAACTACGATGTCTTCATTTTGATTATCAGACATGTGTTTTTCTCCTAATGAGTTAAAGTTTTGAGAGGAAATCTTTAAAGGCTTTCATCTGCATTTCTGGAGAATATGCCTCTTTGATCTCAGTCTCGAACTGTTCAACTTCTTGTGCGTGTGTAGCTTTAAGGACACCATTGTCCCAAATCCATTCCACACCTTCCATGATCCCATTTACAAACGCCTCTGGCGCTGAAGGATCTTGTACGATGTCAACTGTTGATAATTGAAAATCTTTATTAACAACATTAACACCGCCTTTTGTCACAAGACTACCCATACCACGACTTGAGACACCAAGCTGAACACCACCTTCCATAAGACCTTTAACGATCTCACCCATAGGAGTATTCAGAATTTGTGCCTTACCCACAACATTATTTCCCTCCCAACGAAGGTCCGTAATTTTGTGAGATACTTTATCCAAGTTAATGGTAGGACCATCAGGGTGATTCAGTTCACCCACGGCTCTACCCTTGGAAACTTGTTCGGTCATGTACTTATCAACAGCAGACTCCATTACGTCCTTTGGATAAATACGACCATTTCTATTTTTTGACTCGGCCTGCATGAACACGCCTTCAATAATAAACTTCTTCTTACCGTCTTTTTCTTCGGTAAGATAGTTTAAATCTTGTTCTACGTATTCTGTAATAAGCTTCATCAGTTTATTTCTCCATAAGTTTGGTAAAATCTAACATTGCTGTTTCTGCTTCTTTAGCATTCTTAAAAGTATCTAATTTATCACCATCAATATAGCCTACAAAATTAGATCCTTTTTTAGTAATCACAGCTTCGTATTTTTTCTTTTTACCAACCTTAAATTGTTTAACTATTTTTTTCTCCAGCTGGAGCTCTGAATGCCTCAGACAGGCTGCTCATCTGACGTATCGTCGAAAACGGCTTCATCTTCAGTTTCTCCAACTTCATCTGTTTCTACCTCATCAACCACTTCGGCTGAATCAGCTTCTAATTCTTCTTCTTGAGCAGGGTTCATCATACCTTGACCCAACTCAACTTTACGCGCATCCATAGCGGTATTAATTTTATCAGCCATTAAACCATTAAAGGTATTTTCAGCTTCTACATTTTCACCACTTTTTAATGCATTAATTAAAT